GGTGCAGAATATGTTGGACAACTCCACGGTGCAGCATATGTGGAACAACTCCACGGTGCAGCATATGTGGAACAACTCCACGGTGCAGAATATGAGTAGCAACTCCACGGTGCAGAATATGAGTGGCAACTCCACGGTGCAGAATATGAGTAGCAACTCCACGGTGCAGAATATGTTGGACAACTCCACGGTGCAGAATATGTGGAACAACTCCACGGTGCAGAATATGTGGAACAACTCCACGGTGCAGAATATGTTGGACAACTCCACGGTGCAGAATATGTGGGACAACTCCATCGCCAGAGACAGCGAAAATAAAAAAATAAAAATTTCCAGCGAATGTGATTACGAGATCGTAAAAGAGGAAAACAAAAAATCATGAAAAATGTGGCAAAAGTTTTTATATCTATTGGACTTGTGATCGTGTTTCTTGGTGGAATGCTCGATGCGGATGGAATGTATTATGTTTTTCTGCTGATTGCAATAGCCCTAGGTGCGGCGGTTGCACTTATTGGAGTTGCGATCATGGATGTGGAGAACCGCCTGGAAGAAAAGCGGAAAGCATACTTTTACATGATCCGCCGGAAGGACAAGCTTGACGCTGATGTTGAGTTCCTTGGGGAATTTGAGGACAAAAAAATAGCACCCTGAATGTTTTGGCGAACGCAGGTGCTATTTAAACGTAGGAATACAAAAGTATTTCTGCGTTTATTGTAACACGTAGTTAGGTTTTTGGAAAGCGTGATTTTATGTTTTACAGAAAATGCAGAATCTGTGGATGCAGTTTAGATCCAGGCGAAGGAAACATGTGTGAAGAATGCCGGGACGAGCAGTACATGAAGCAACAGCAAGAGAAAGCGGTCAGATACATGGTTTTAGCTACAGATTTCAGACAGATGGAAATGGAGGAATTTTTAAATGGCAGCGCCTAGTTTGACATGGAAGGATTTAGGAATACTCAAGGATGCACTGGCAGAATTTGAAAGAACACTGGAAGATTTAGGCATAGAAGCCGGTGAAGTCTCATGGCATACCGACGGAAGTATTCATGGTGAATTTGTGTATGGTACAAGAAAGCTGATTACCAACACAGACGATGATGGGGAGGGATTTTCTCACAGATATGAATGATTACATACCGGACAGTCTCGATATGCTCGAAGAGTACGAGAGGGACAGAGAACGCCGCCACAGATTATATGAGAAACAAGCCAGACGTGAAGAGCTGGCAGATATTGAATCAGAGGAAGAGAGGATAAAAGAAAGATGGAAGAATTTGAAAATTTAATTGTGGAAAAACTTATGTCCACTGAAAGAGATGGAATGAAAGATTTAATTGCAGCCATGAAAAATGATGGATTTTTTGTGGCTCCGTGTTCGGGTTCTAACCATTTGGCAAAAGAGGGCGGTTTAGCAGAACATAGTTGGAATGTCCTCGGAATCATGCAGGATATGTCATTTTTATTGGCGGAAGGATCGGAAGTTTTACCGGATGAAACACATAATGCCATTATCATTTGTGCTTTGCTGCATGATCTTGGAAAGATGGGAGATTATGGAAAACCAAACTATGTACCTAATATGATCAAGAGCCGGAAAAAGGATGAAAATGGAGAATATCCATTGGTACAGTCAGAAGCAAAACCATATGAGATAAATAAAGAACTTCTGTATATTCCGCATGAAGTGAGAAGTATTGCGATTGCTGAAAGATTCATCAAGCTTACAGAGGAAGAAGAGCAGGCTATCCTTTGGCATAATGGACTGTATGGATCGTTTAAATATGATATTTCCGGTAAAGAAACGCCGTTGTATCTGTTGTTACATTTTTCTGACATGTGGGCAAGCAGAATTGTGGAGGAGAAATAATGGAATTTAGAGCTTTAACAGAAAAAGAGATTGATGCCAGAGTGGCGACCGTAAATGAGAAAGGTTGCAGCCTTTTACTTTATAAAGATGCCAGATGTGATATGCGCATTCTGGACGAATCTGTAGGATCAGAGAGATGGCAGAGAAAACATGAGTTAATTAATGGAAATCTCTTTTGCAATGTAGGTATTAATTTTCCGGCAGAAGACGGCGATCATTGGGTATGGAAGCAGGATGTAGGAACTGAATCATATACGGAAAAAGAAAAAGGACAGGCATCGGATTCTTTCAAGCGTGCTTGCTTTAACTGGGGAATTGGAAGAGAACTTTACACTGCACCATATATATGGATCCCTGCAAAGGATGTTGCACTTATACAAAAAAATAATAAGTGGAGCACATACGATAAGTTCAAGGTTGAACAAATTATTATTAAAGATGGTGAGATCGTTGCATTATCCATTAGAAATGAATCGTTGAAACGCAGAGTATTTCTTTATGATGTCAGAAAAAAGGATGTTGATAACTAATGCACGCACTTGTAAAGATTAACCAATACCGAGAGCAGAAAGACGGAACAGACTTGGTTGTATCTGTTCCAGATCTGAAGCTTGGGGACATGTTCCAAAGAAAGAAAATTAGAAATGCCGAGATCAGGTTTGATGATGGCAGGCACATATCAGCAGAGCAGAGAAAAAAAGCATATGCAACTATCAGAGACATTTCAGATTGGACAGGATATCTTCCAGAAGAAATGAAAGAGATATTGAAGTATCAGCATATGATGCGTACCGGTGATGCGTATTTCAGTCTTTCCAACTGTTCTATGGACACAGCGAGGGAATTTATCAACACGATACTGGAATTTGCCCTAGAGAACGGAATACCGCTTTCTGACAATGCAATAGAACGTACAGATGACATAGGAAGATATCTTTACTACTGCCTGTTACACAAAAAATGTGCAATCTGCGGAAAAGATGGAGAGATTCATCATGAGGATGCAATCGGAATGGGTAATGACAGGACAAAAGTAGATGATTCCAGTTATAAAAAAATCTGTTTGTGCAGAGAACACCACACACTGGCACACAGCCTTGGAGTGATCCGGTTCAGAGAGATGTATAAGGTCTATGGAATTGTTGTAAAGGATTTATAGGGTTGAAACACCTTGCCAAATGGCAGAAAGAAACCTATTCATGCAGAAAATAATATATCACGAATTATTGGAAGCTGGTTATTATCTCCGGGGTTAGTCCCGGAGAAGAAAGGGGATTAATGAATACGATCAACGATATTCCCTATGGACACAAAGAGCCAATGGCTAGAATGTCAAACCCGGTAAAAGACAGAAAGTTTCGAAAAATGGTCGAGAGTGCGAACAACGAAGGTGACTGCATCATTAACGTTGGCAATGGTTATTACAGACCAGTCCCCGGTGATCCGGTGGATGAGAAAGAACTTCAAGAATATCTTGCAAAAGATTTACATAGAGCGAGAGCGGTTCTAAAGAAGCGGCTCTCGATGAAAATGACATTTGAAAGGTGGCGTGAGATTGGAATACTTACTAATCATTCCAGGGAGACTGGATAATCTGAATGATTTCATCCGTGCGGATAAGGCAAGCAGATATAAAGGCGGAGAGATGAAAAAGCAGAATGAAGCTATTGTTTCTGTGTACATCAGAAAGTGCCTGAGAGACGTAAATATCAATAAAAAAGTATTTATGGAATATCTGTGGGTGGAAAAGAATAAAAGGCGTGATTTGGACAATATATCGTCATTCGGCAGAAAAGTGATCCAGGATGCATTAGTTAACTGCCATGTATTAAAAAATGATGGCTGGGAGCAGATCTGTGGATTCTCTGATGAATTTCGTATAGATGCTAAAAATCCACGGATTGAAGTTCGGATTCGGGAGGTGGAAACTTGAACTATTTAGCTGAGATAAAAGCATTTTACGACAGGCTCGAACTAAACCCGCAGCCCAACACTGCAATCGCCTTATGGCATGCGTTAATGTCCATAGCGAATAAAGCAGGGTGGCCAGATACGTTTACGGTAGCCTCGTCAGTCCTTGGACTTCGGTCTGGATTAAATGCATCAGCATTAAAGAGAGCGAGAAACAAACTTGCTACAGATGGGTTCATCGAATGGAAATCGCGCGGTGGTAATCTTGCGGCACAATATAAAATAAATAGTCTTGTGGTTCAAAATTACAGTAAAAATGAACCACAAGATGAACCACAAAGTGAACTGCAAATTGCACCACAGTTTGAACCACAAAGTGAACCTATTAATAAACAAAGACATAAACATAAACAAAATACACCCCCTATATCCCCCGTGGAACGGTATGCAGAGTTTGCCGCGGTCTATCCGAAACGGTGCACTGGCTGTCTTGTTGAAACTGAATACTGCAATGCGGTACTGTCTGGTGTACCGGAAGATGATTTGGTATTGGCCGCACAGAATTATGCAGATATATGCAGACGGGAGAAAACAGCAGAGCGGTATATTAAAAAGCCGGAGAACTTTTTACGAGAGAACTTGTTTATGCAGTATCTGAAAGGAGAGAACGATGGACCATTTGGAAGAGATACTGGAACGCATGAAAAATCACTCAACGAACTTATGCAGGAATGCGGAGACACCGGAGACTTCCAAGGATTCTGATGTGTGTCCAATTTGCGAAGGTCGGGAGTGGATCTTGAAAATAAAAGACGGAGTTGAAATAGCAGTACCGTGTAAGTGCCGTGAGAAAGCGGTCATGTCAAGGCGGTTGCGATTCGCAGATATACCGGAGGCATTCCGTGGGATGGATCTGAGATCGTTTCGGATGGATGTGTACAGGAAGCAGGAAAGTAAAAAGATGGTGTCAGATGCCTGTAAAATCATAAAAATCTATCTGGATGATTTCGAGAGCCAGAAAGAAAGAGGCATGGGACTGTATATCTGGTCGAGGACAAAGGGAAGCGGTAAGACGAGGATCGCTGCCGGGATTGCAAATGAGCTGATGAAAAGATACACAGTCAAATTTGCAGTATCACTGACCATCCTGCAAGAGATTAAGAATACATGGCGGAGAGATACAGAATACAGTGAGAACCAGCTTTTAGACGCACTTTACACCACAGACATTCTTGTAATTGATGATTTCGGAGTGGAGAGACCAGCGGACTGGATAAATGACAAAATGTATCAGATCATCAACGAGCGGTACATAAACCAGAAGGTAACGATTTTTACGAGTAATGATCCGCTGGACAAACTATCCTACGATGACCGGATCACGAACCGGATTAAGGAGCGGACATATCAGATCGCATTTCCAGAAGAATCAGTCCGGGATCATATCGCAGAGCGGATGCAGGAGGAAATCATTGAAAAAGTGATAGCTGGTGGAAATATAAAATAAAAATTAAAAGGAAGGTGGACAAATGCATAGCGTACAGCAGAGAAAAAGGGTGATTCCATCGAGTGTTTATAAGCAGGAATTAGCAAAATGTCAGTTAGGAGATAATATCGCGAATCACATGGGATATATTTTTACAGCCATTTTGTATGACAAGTTTGATATGACGTTTAAGCAGGTCACGAATTTTTATAGCAAAACCGTTGAGCGTCGGAAATCTTGGCAGGACGATGATGACGAAGCGGTAACGAGCGAGAGCATGATGGCATATTGCCGTAAAAAGAAAATTGATGTGGTCAAGTGGGTAAAATCAATCCCAATGTCACAAAAATTGTATATGGCAGATATAAAAAATGGACGGGCAGTGCTTGGCGCAGATCGGAATATCGAGAGCGCGCTTGCCTCCACAATGTATCTGACTATTCCGACATTAAAAGATTCTTACCGTTTCTCAAATGCCAAAATCGAAGAATTTATGAATTGGGTTGCCTATTACATTGATTCCTATTGGCGCAAGCAGCCAAAGAGTAAGGAACACTATCTGACGGATGAGATTATTCGGAATCAGTTCATTGAGGATGAACACTGGGATATTGTAACAGGAAAAGCGGTGAAATAAGGATTATTAACATGGGAGAAATGACAAAGACAAGCATAAAATACTGCCGGAAATGTAAATATTCGTACAAGCACAACCAGACAGAGATCATGTGTGGATATTATTTACAGACCAGATTAAGGCGTAGATGCCCGGTTGGGATGTGCGATAAGTTTGAGAAGAAAGGTAGAAAGAGAAAGGTGAAGTTGAAATGACGGACGAAACCAAGAATGAGATAAAGGCGGTACTGACTCTGTTAAAAAATACATTGGTAAGAAATGGTGTAAGCATAGCACTTGCAGGAAGTGACGATACCGGAAAAGACGATGGATGCATTATGTTTTTTGATACCGCAGAGTATTGTCGCACCGGGAAATTTAAAGGGATATCTGTTAAAACAATAGATTTAGTGAGGTAGAAATATGATTTTTTTAAATTCAGTAGAATTGATGAGTTTTTTAAATGACGTGTTATATGACAAACTCAGAGAAAAACCGCCAGAAGATATAAGAGTAGAGATCGCTACATATGGTTTATCATTTTCTGACAAAAAATTTAAAAATTGTTTAGGAGAGCTTAAAACGCGAGAATCTATGGTATTGAATTTTCTGAACACCTTAATGGATACCAATACAGATATGGTTGTAGGAATGCCGCCGATGAAAAAATATAACAATTCATATTATGGAGAGACGGCGATCGATAGAAAAAAAAGATTAGAAGAAATGGAAGATATCATGGGTACTTATCGTATAAATGTCTATCCGGTAGAAGAGTCGCATTTTAAATTTTACAGGATCGATGATATCTATATCACCGGAGGAATCAATTTGACGGATTCGACTTGGAACGATGCCGCTGTTTTGATCGAAAAAGAAGGGGACAAGGAACAATTAGAGTGGTATTTTCAGCAGATTTTAGATAGAGCCAAGGCTGAATGTAGAAAGAGAGGGATAGCATGGACCGCATAGAAGAAATGATACAGAACCTTGAACTGCTAAGAATGCATTTTGGCGATATCACAAAAACTTGTATGGCAAATGGAATCATAGATAGCACCATAAAAGCCATTGAAAAACTTGCTGCCTATGAGAATGCCGAGAAACATGGATTGCCGGAGTGTTATGAAGCAGATGAGAAAGACACACATGCAAAAAAGCCACAGACCAATGCAGACCGGATCAGGAGCATGACGGATGAGGAGTTGGCAGAAGTATTATTTGGAAGTTGCATAGAACACATGGGCGTAGAGGAATGTTCTCATCCTGAAGAGGCTTGCAAATCATGTGTTTTGGATTGGCTTAAGGCAGAAAGTGAGGAATAGCATGGAGAGATTAACGACAAATAAAAGCGTGGCTGACATGTCGATGATCGATCTGGCACATAATAGCTGCTATGCAGATGACGAGCGAAATGCCAGATACAGAGATTACGAGATGGAAATGGATGCACGAGATTTTGCAAGAAATCTTATGGTCACATTGGCAAAAGATGAATTGCCAGTAGATGACGCAGAGTTTGACGAGGAAATATTGGACAATTTAACGATAGATCCGTTTTCAGATGTCCGTGGTCTGATTGCGTTGTTCTACCGCAATATGTGGGCAATGGCAGATTTGAGGGAAAAGTTGAAAGACTATGAGGATGCCGAGGAGCAGGGCAGGTATATCAAGTTGCCGGAAAAAGTCGAAGAAACGGAATATAGAGAGTGTGTGCACACAAGAACTAAATGCCACCATGAAAATTGCAAGTGTTCGGAATGCCCTCTTACTGAATTGTTTTGTGATGAATTTTATACAACAATAGATAGGTGCTATGAGGATGCATATGCTAGAGGATGCCTTGCCGGAATAGAACTAGGAAAAGCAGAAGCAAAGCTGAAAGAAATGGAGGAAAAGGATGGAGAATAGATATTTATTCCGCGGAAAGCTGATTGATAACAGTGGATGGGTATATGGATTACCGAGTTATGATGAAGATGGCGAGATTAAAGAAATTGAGGTATGTAGTGAAGATTATATTGATTTTTATTTGGTAGACCCGTCCACTATCTGCCAGTGCACCGGACTTAAGGATAAAAGCGGCAAGCTTATATTTGAGAATGACATTCTTTCAGGGCATATCGATGATGAGTTTCCAGAAGATGAGACGAGAAAGCGTGTAATGTGGCATGAAAACGGATGGCGTACAAATGAGCCGGGATGTGATGACTTTGAGGAACTGGATTATTTTGATTCAGAGAATTTTGAAGTGATCGGCAACATGATTGATAACCCGGAACTGTTTGAGGCGTAGCCATGATGGAGAGTTAAGCAATTAACGTTTTAAATATGATTGAAGCACATGGGGATTTGGCGATAAAAGCTAAGCAGACGGCAATCAATGCGCTTGAAGAAGTACAGCAGTACCGTGCGATTGGTACACTGGAAGAATTAAAAGAAGCTATGAAGTATGTTTGGCTTGTTAAAAAGCATGGAACGATTGGAAAGGCCTTGGAAGAATGCGCAGAGTATGAATCAATCGGCACACCGGAAGAATGCCGGGCGGCGATGGAGAAGTAGAAAGCAAAGAAACCAATGCATGTAACGAATAGTTATTTTGGATACCAGAAACATAAAGAACATGTTGGTTATTGTCCAGATTGTGGGCATCAAGTAGAAGAACCTTATGGATGTCCAAATTGTTTAAGAAAAATTGATTGGAGCGATGAAGAATGAGTGAAAAATTGAAGCCATGCCCGTTCTGTGGCAGAAAAGCAAAAATTAAAGCAGTTATAAAATCTTACGGTTTTACAATTTGGTGCGCATGCGAATGTGGAGCGCGAACAGATGGATTTTGCCCAGAAACGAGCAAAGAGGATGACACGATGGAGAATATCGATGAGTGTAAGAAAAGAGCCATAAAAGCATGGAACAGGAGAACGAACGATGGGAAGATTGATTGATGCTGGGTTGGTTTTAGACAACTTAAGTGGACATCTTGAAAGCATGAAAGATTATGATGCAGTAAAAGATGTGATTAACAATATGCCGACTGCCTATGACCCGGACAAGGTTGTGGAGCAGTTGGAAGAACGCACAGCATTCCTGAAAGACTGTACGAAGTATGGAAATAAAACAGCAGATCAGCAGTCAAAATCCTACGACACTATGATGATGTACGAGGTAATGGATTTGGTAGATGATTTGTTAGAGATTGTAAAGGCAGGTGTATCAGATGGCAATTAAACCGATTTTATTCAATACAGAAATGGTTCGGGCGATTCTGGACGGGAGAAAAGATGCAACGAGAAGAATTGTAAAAGGCTTTATTCCTGATGATGCAGTATGGGGATATACCGCTTTTACACCTAAAGGGTACATATCGTGTAGAGGTACATTTGCAGATTGGTATGGAGAGAAATTTTTTAAGTTGCCTTGCGAGCCGGGCGATACCATTTATGTCCGAGAAACATGGTGTGATGATAGACAATTTACGAGAGAAGCTACGCCTGGCAGATATTTTTATAAAGCTTCAGAGGAAGATGGGTTTACTGTAAAATGGCACCCATCCATCCACATGCCGAAAGAAGCCGCACGTATCTGGCTTAAGGTTACGAATGTTAGGGTGGAACGCCTGCAGGATATTACATCGGAGCAGATTTGCAAAGAGGGTGTAGAGGTAGAAGAGCCGTATGTACTTAATGGTGAAGAAAAAAGATATGCTTTTTCAAGCCTCTGGAACTCCACCATCAAGAAATCCGACCTTGACCGCTACGGCTGGGATGCGAATCCGTGGGTGTGGGTTATCAAATTTGAGCGGTGCGAGAAACCGGAAGGAGTGTGAAATATGGCTAAAGCAGTATTGGTAATGGATATGCCGGAATCGTGCAGTAAGTGTAAATTCATGTACGAATTTCAAGGAATTAAAAAGTGCCAGCTCATGAATGTATTGAATAATGGTGCTTCGAAATTATCACAAAGCACATTCACACAGAAACGGCATGATTGGTGTCCGCTCCGGGAATTGCCGGAGAAAAAAGAAAGTGCTTCTTTTTTGAAAGAAGCAGTTAAAAATGATTGTTTTGATGGAACGGATTTAGACACGGCTTATTTTAACGGTAAAGATGCAGGCTGGAATGCCTGCTTGGATGAGATTTTAAAAGCAAATGGAATGAGAAAGGAGTAATGACAGAAGCCTTGGTAGACCAAGGTTGACCGCTAACGGTGTGATTAATAGCGAGAACAAAAAGGATGAACAATGCGTTTGATTGAATAACGGGTTCGTAAAATATTCGGCGATGTTATAAAAAATCAGAGTGGTAAGCCAGATTCCTTTATCCACGGACACAGGATTATTTCTGTTAAGTGGTTGTCATGAAAAGATTAAAAGTATGTTGGGTAAGTGCAGGAATATCAAGCTTTATGGCTGGATATTTAGCAGGAGATGTTGACGAATGGATTTACATTGACATTGCAGACCAACACGAGGACAGTATCAGATTCATCAAAGATTGTGAGAAAGCAATCGGAAAAGAAATACAGATACTGAAATCAAGCGAGTACAGATGCGTAGAGGATTGCGTGAGGACGTTCGGAGGATTCAGAAGTCCGGCGAATGGTTTCGCACCCTGCACAAACTGGCTAAAGAAACGAGTAAGAAAAGAGTGGGAGGAGCAGCATAAGGACTGTGAATTGACCTACGTCTGGGGATTCGACCTTAAGGAAAAGAACAGGGCAGAGCGGACGATTGAAGCAAATCCGCAAGCCGCACACGAATTTCCACTGATTGACAAAAACCTCTCAAAAGAAGAGGTACATGGATTGTTTGAACGGACTTTTGATTTTGCACGACCTTTGATGTATGACCTTGGATATCCAAATAATAATTGTATTGGATGCGTTAAAGGCGGTATGGGTTACTGGAATAGAATCAGAAAAGATTTTCCAGAAATATTCACTGGTCGGGCGAAGTTGGAAAGAGAAGTAGGACACTCCATGTTGAAAGACAAGAACGGTCCGGTATATCTGGATGAGTTAGAACCGAATAGGGGAGACATGAATACAGAAATTATGCCGGATTGTGGGATTATGTGTTACTTAAGTATAAAATAAAAGTCTTTAGGATAGGTAGAAGGGCGGTCGGCAGTTGTGCTGACCAAAGTGTTACTTGTTTGTGTGGTTGGAATTTGTTTTGCCATAGCATTCTCCATTTCTGTACTAAAAGTACAAAGGGCAATTATTAAAGTTGCAATGAATTTTATGACTGCCAACCGAATTCCCTTCCCCCAAACGGTTCTACCCGCCTGCCTATCATAGAGACAATATAATAATAAATCAAAGTAAGTAAAAATTCAAGAAAGGAGCCGAACCAGCGCGCATAAAGGGTACCCGGTTCCTGTGAAAATGAAGAATTTAGGAAATAATGAGTGTGACGGTCAGATTGAAATGACCGAATATCTGAAATCCAAGATAAAAGGTGGAAAAGTAAAGGATTTAACGGACTGGATTAACAGCCGAGGAAAAGCACAGTATACACAAATTGGTGAAGTAGTGGAAAGTGCCTACGAAATGTATAAGGATTCTGATGAAGTAGTAGGAAGAATTACGAATGCGGTGTCAGTGTATGTTCTTACTCAATCAATGGGGTATATGGATTATTTGAGAAATGAATCAGTATAGCGGATCGGACAGCTCCGGTTTGCCTAAGCAGTTTTAAATTTCAGTATTAAGTAAAAGGAGAAAAAACATGGAAAAATTCTATATTGTTACAAATGAAGATTTTTTAAACGAAATTAAAGATTACAACATTCACGATGAAGAGAGACGAAAATTGATAAATGAATTTTTTGACGAAAAAGGAATTGCAGGACACGCATATCATATCGGCGGAAATGGATTTTGCAATAGACCATTCGAAGATTTCGAAAAACACAGTATTCGTCTTTACGTTGAGGATTGTGAAGAAAATAATGCAAAGTTCGGTAAGGAATTATTAAAACCTGTCAATATATTCTGTGATTCCGATGTGATGATGCGTAGTTTCAGAGCAAATAGCAAAACATTAAAAGAGTTTCAGGAATTATGCATTGAGAGAAAAATCATAATTAATAATCATCCAGTTAGAGAAGGAGATTATTTTAAGGAATTGCGTTATGGCGGTTATTCAGTTACCAGATTTGAACATGACGGAAAATGCTATCTGAACGTTAAAACTAAAAAGAATGGAATAACACCGGAGAGTGATGGGTTCACAGAAATTAAGGGAAGTGAGTATTACAAAGCACTTGAAGAATTTGAAAGTTGGAATTAAAAGGTCAGTTAAATTAGAATTTAGTGGAGGAAAGAAATTTATGAGATTGGCAGAAGTAACACCTGAAAATGATTATTGGAATAAGCAAAAAGTGTTATATGCATATGACACAGATAGAGTGGCAACTTTATTTGACGAAAGTACCGAAAATGAAAAAATATATGGTTATCAATTCCTTAACAGAGACGTGCAGGAATTAATCGATGATGATATTCATAGTTGGGAAGATGCGGAAAGAGTATTTTTAGAAACAATCACTGATTTACTTGATGATGAAGCAAAATACTACGATGAACTTAAAAATATGTGTAAAGAACTAATCAGTTAAACTGAACTTTAACGGAGGTAAAAACAATGAGATTCTGTAATTGTATGGAAATGTGGCGTAAAGATATGGAGGAAGACGACATTTCGAACGCAGATTGTGATGGTGACTGTGAAGGTTGCTGCTATTGTGAGGAAATTAAGACCGACAGAGAGCGGCGGAGAGAAAATGAGCGAAGAGGTGGAATTACGTTTGAGGTAATCAGAAACAGTGACAATAAGAAGTTTACAGTATATGACATTGTCAGAACGCAGCATTATACATATTTCATGATCTATGATGGTGGATGGAAATATATAGACGCTGACTTATTCCGTGAATGCGATAAAAACTGAATATTGAGATTTTTGCCGGCTGAAATATGCCGGTAAAAAAATACAATAATGTTGCATGAATACGATAATATGTTGTGTTTTTATGAACTGATATATGGTATAATGTTGTAAGAAACTTATGTGTCACGCATATGGAGATGCTTAAAATGAGTAGAGAAGAAACGATAGAGATATGCACACGCATAGACAATTATCTGGGCGATAAAATAGCAGAATCAATTTTAAATAATATCTCATATGACAAAATGGAAGCACACTATGGGATTATGCCGATTTCTCGCACGCATTTTTACAGAAAAAAGAAAAGGGCATTAAGGATGCTCAACAGCCGGAGCTTGTACGAAGAAGAAAGCAACGGACAGATACGCATGATGCTTTAATTCACGCATAGAACTGCACGCATGGACGCACGCATATTATTTAAAATGCACGCATAGACGGATTTCTTATCACGCATAGGATAAAAAACCACGCACGCATAAAAATGGCTGTATTGGGAAAATACGAAAGATAAAAATAAAAAGCCGTTTCAAGTTGTTTCCAATTAAATTTTTCATGTTTTCCCTTTCTGGTCTTCCATCGTCAGCACCGGGCGACCGTTCCACGGTGGACTCTCCAGGGCGGAGCATTTCGGCTATTTTGTGCAAATATCGAATTATACTCATCGCATTCTGTTTTCTTCGGACATCTGGAGCAGTCGCTTTCATAAGTTCCGCAAACCTTTGCCAATTCTTTTTCTAATTCTTCAATTCTTTCCATTTCATTTTCCCCGCTTTCTGTTCATTTGTTAACATTATAATACACGAAAATAGATATTGACTTTAAAAAGAAAATCTATTATCATATATATAAAGAAAGGAGGATTGATTCATGGCAAATTATGGAGCAAATGGGCATATAGATTTTTCCAAACTTTGGCAACTTATAGAAAAGAAAGCGTATAATAAGCAATGGCTAAAAAATAATGGGATTCATTCAAATACTGTTGCAAAATTGACAAAAAACGAAAACGTGACATGTGATGTGATCTGTAATCTGTGTAAGCTATTAAATTGTCAGCCTGGCGATATTATGGAATATAAAAAGGAGCAATTTAAATATGAGAAATGATATTATTTATCCAGAAAATACAAGCGGCGGCGTTTATGCTATAATTAATAAAGAAACTGGAAAGGTTTATATAGGAGAATCGTGGAATTTAAAAAAGAGAGCAAAAGCTCATATAAATTTATTAAAATCTGGCAAACATTACTGTAAGGAACTTCAGAATGATTATAATAATAACTGTGTTTTCGAAATTGTCGAATTGCTAGAAATTCCCGGACAATTTAAAAGCGAAGAGAGACTTCGCGCAGAAGATTATTATATCTCTTGTCTTCGACAAATAAATGTTCCTTTATATAACAGCGAAAAGGATAAAAATTGTAAGGATAATTTTTTTATTTTATCGTGTAGAATAGATAAAAAAATAAATAATATTATAAAAATAACAAATACACGAAAATAGACGTTGACAAATACACGAAAATAGACTATAATAATCTTAACAAGAGAACAGAACACAAAAGAAAGGGTTAAGATTATGCTTTACATTAAAGATTGGTTTCTACAGAAAAATTTAACAGATTCACAGAGACAGCTTTTCGCAGACGGAGAGAAAGAGCAGATTGGAGAGACAGAGAAAGCAGTAAAAATTAAAGTTAAAGCTGATAATGGAGAGTTTACATTCTGGTGTCCAAAGTCCTGTTTGGCAGATAAGCCAGAGACAATAACACCGGAGCAGATGGCAGAATTTAAAAAGAACGGTGTTGAAATGATCGCAAACGGTCATAAAATCATTGTTAAAAAATCAGAAGTAAGCACATATAAAATGATGGGATTTAAGATCGTAAAATAAGGAGGATAAAAAGATGGAAGAATTAAAAAAATGTTATCAGGAATTACAGAAAATGATCGCAGAAATTGAAAACAGACATGACACAGACATCATGGATTTTATTAATCTTGATGACGAAGTGAAAGCCGAGTACATGGGAGACTGGAAAGAAAAAGACGTGCAGGGTTGGGAGTATATGGTAAATAGAGCCAGCACAATCCGAAAAGCGTACAGGATCGTTGCGGAAGAATTACACACCGGAGAATTTTTACCGGAAATTGACCAGTAAAAACCTAGAGCATTAATTAAAAAAAGGAGATAAAAAAATGAGTAGAACAGAGCTTTTTAACAAATGGTTAGAGGAAAATTATGGAGAATTGAGAAAATTCCCATTACAGAAATTAACAGTAGAATCTGAAAACGGCGATGTTGAAAATTACGATAAAATCAGAATCATCGGAAATGCAGAGTGCTGGGATGGAGATGAGTTTTATCAGTACATGGTGACTGATGATAAAATTTATAAAGTTTATTATAATGTGCAGCCGGATCAGGAACTCGACATGATCGATTACACAAAGGCTTATAAAATTGTCGATAGCACAGAAGATATACTTTATTTTTTAGAGGATTAAAAAATGTCAGGGAAATGCGTGGTTTGCGGAAAAGAAAAAGGACGAAATAAATTATACTGCTCGGTAAAATGCCGAGCAGAAGCACAAAGAAACATGAGAAAATGTGTAATTTGCGGAAAAGAATTTTACTCCGCGCCATCAGGAACAGAAAGAACGTGTAGCAGAGGATGCTCGGAAAAGCTCAGGCATTTTTATGGTGTGAGCGATGAAAATAAAGAAGTTTTGAAAAAAGCGCATATCGGATATGAGAAATCCCCGAACACAGGCAGAAAAGACACGAATGCAAATGCGAAAAGCTGGGTGATCCAGTCGCCAGGAGGTGATGTTTACAGAATTAACAATTTAAAAAAATGGGCAATTGACAATGAGGATATCATAAGCCCAATTAAACCGGATCTTTTTTCTGGTGGAATAAGAGACATTAAAAGATATTTGCTCGGAAAGCATAAAAGTGGGAGTGCTCAGTATAAGGGATGGCGTTTATTAGAATGGAGCGAAGAAAATAAGGCGCGAGAAGGATTTCCGGAGAGAAAAAAGAGAAAACCGAGAAAACAGAAAATGTCAGAAGAGGAGAGGCTGAAAAGAAAACGAGAAAGAGAAAAACGAAGAAACGAGAAAAAACGGCTTGAAATATAGCCGCTTTTTTTATGCCTAAAAATGGAACAAAAACAGTTAAAAAATATCTTATAATAAAATTATAAGTAAAATGATGGGAGGTGTGCGCCTTGGCAAATTTAAAAGGAAAAGTTAAAAAGCTTCAGACTGCGATTGTCCAGTGCGGACTGATCATAAAAATAAACCAAAATCAATTTTATAGCGACGACCAGAAGCGCATGATCACAATTTACAGAATCCTCACACCAGTGTGCACCTTTAAGAAAAATAGACAAGAATGGAAAACAGAAGATTATGAGATTCTTAAAACGGCATCTATCCCGGAAGTAATATTCTGTTTGATTGATATTTATAAGGCGGTGAGCGGATGAAGGGAAAACTCACACCGAAACAAAAAGCATTTGCAGATGAGTATATAAAGAATGGCGGAAATGCCACACGGGCGTTCAGAAAGGCAGGATATAGTAAAAATGGAGCTAACGCAGGGGCGGCTCGATTGCTAGCAAATGTTAGCGTTTCCGAATATATAGCCAAACAGATCGAGCACATTGAAAAAGAACAGCACCGGGATATCATGTCGCTAGCAGAGATCCAAGAGCGCAGAAGTAAAATAGCGAAGGGCGAAGTCGTGGACGGTCTTGGATTCTCTCCAGATTTCTCCGATCAGCTTAAGGCAATGGACGGACTGGAGAAAGCTTTGACGATTGCAGAAAAGCATAAACTTGAAGCAGAAGAAAAAGAGAAGAGAGAAAAGGCAGCACTCTGGACGATCCCTATCACAGACATAACATCCGACTTTGTGGAAATTTACAGAACGGTGCATGAAGCTTTTACTGGAGAGATAGACATACACGAGATCATATCGAAGGGTGGGCGTGGTTCTATTAAGTCCAATTTCTGGGGGAATCTTGCATATGAGACGATCAGACAGGATCCACAGGCGCATGTCGTATACACTAGAAGATTTAAAGTCGACCTGAGAAGCTCGGTATATAATCAGTTTATGAAAACGGTCATAAGATATCAGGATCTGGATAACTGGGATTTTAAACAATCCCCAATGTGTGCAGTTTATAAACCAACCGGACAGATGGTCATGTTTGCCGGAGCAGATAAGCCAATCAGCTTGAAATCGTTTAATGTGCCATTTGGCTACGTTAAGATGCTGATTCATGAGGAGTGCGACGAGATGGCAGGTGTGGAGCAGATGGATAACATCGAAGATACATTCCTGCGAGCAGATACACCAGCACTTGACATAAAAATCTTCAATCCTCCAAAGTCAAAAAATAACTTTATGAATGAGTACACTGAAGAATGTAAAAATAAGCCACAGACACGGATCTGTCACAGCTATTATTATAATGTCCCGGTGAAATGGTTAGGAAAACGATTCTTCGAACGTGCGGAGTGGTTTAGGATTCATAAACCATTATATTATAAAAATAACTACTTAGGAGAAGTCACTGGAACAGGCGGCGGCATCTTTGACAATTTAGAAATCCGAAAAATATCGGATGAGGAGTTAATGACATTTGACACAGTAAACCACGGTTTGGACTTCGGATACACACACCCACAGGTGTTCAGCCAGAACTATTACGATTACGAGACGGACACTCTTTATATTTTTGGCGAAGTGTATTCTAAAAAATGTAAAAACTCTACCTTTGCCAGGAAGATAAAGAAATTTATGAATGTCGAGATTATATGCGATTCTGCCAGACCGGACGGAATAGCAGAGATGCAGGACTGGGGATTCAATGCGATCGGGGCAAAGAAAAGATGGGGAAGCGGAAAAGGAAGGGATTACTGCTGGGAGTGGCTTCAGCGATGCAATAAGATTGTCATTGATCCAGAACGTTGCCCGAATACAGAAAAAGAGTTTACAAAGGCAGAGCATGAGCAGCTTCCAGATGGTTCATTCTCGGATGCTTACCCGACCTTAGAAGAGGATACGATCATGGCTAACATTTATGCACTGAACAGGATCATCATGACCAGCCGAAGGAATGACGGTCTTTATGATGATGTGGAAGAAGACAGTGACGATTACGAGGATTAAAAAATGAATTTTTTTGAAAAAATAAGGGAGACGATCATGAAGTTTTTTAGAACAGATGCAGAGAAAGAATTTAATGTCGAGTTTATTACTTCTCCGGAAATAGAAAACTCACAGCAGAGATGGAATGACATCATTAATAATAGCCCTTTTTGGGTTGATCCGAAAAACAATGACATCCGGACGATAAATTTCGCAAAATTTCTCTGCCAGTACACAGCGAAGAAAGCATGTATGGATTTGTCAGTGAGCATAACCGGTTCTGAAAGAGCAGATTTTATTAATAAGTGCATTAAGGCAATGGTTGACACTTCTATCAGAGACAAAGTCGAAGATATGCTCGGAGTTGGTGGAATTATTTTAAAGCCGAACGGCTCGATGAATCCAGACAACATAATCGATTATATTATGCCGTGGGACTTTGCGATTACAGAAAAGACGAGCAACGGAGATATTAGAGGATGCATCTTTATTAATCGACTTATAAAAGATAAATTGTACTATTACCGACTTGAATACCATCATTTCACGACCTCAAAAAATAAAGAGGGCGAAGATGTGAACGTTTACGAGATCCAGAATAGAGCGTTCAAGTCAAACAGCAGTAACTCACTTGGTAAAAAGATAGAACTGCATGACGTTTCGGAGTGGTCTTCAATTGATGAAGTCGTTCATATTATGAACGTAGAAAAGCCACTGTTCGCCTATTTAAAAACACCATTTAACAATACGATCGACTACTCATCTCCAGAAGGTGTCTCGATTTTCTCAAATGCACTTATGGAGCTTAGAGATCTCGATATCGCATGGAGTAAAAAGGGAAATGAGGTTGAGGATTCTCAGCACATTACTTTTATTGATGAGAACGCGCTGACAAAACAGGGAAAAGGCGGTACACGCACCTCAACAGTAGAGCTTCCTCGGTTCGTTAAAGGCTTGAAATTGGGACTGGATTCAAAAAGCACGATTGATGAACACGTCCCGACCATGCTTACTTCTGACAGAATCACAGACATTAACAGCGTTCTTTCTATGATCTCGACAAAATGCGGATTCTCACAGGGGCAGTTTATTCTCGATAGAAAATCTGGAAGATTGACAGCAACACAGGTTGAAAGTGACGATAATGAAACAGTAGAAACGATTAACGATATTCGAAAAAGCATAAAAACAGCGTTGAAAAATCTCATTTATGCAATTAACGTATTCTGTGACCTTTACGGAATACCTGCCGGCTATGTGGATGCACTGGATGATGATGTACCGGACGAAGACATCTTTTATTTTAAAGATCTGCTTGCAAGCTTCGAACAGGACAGATCAAGAGCATATAATTTAATGATTCAAGGTATTTATTCTAAGCGTAAATACCTTAAAGAATATGAGGGATTCAATGATGATGAAGTAGATGCCATGTTTGCAGAGAGAGCGCAGGAAGATGCGGAAAGGAACAGCGGTGGTCTATTTGGAGAGGAGTAAAATAATTCAAGGGATACCGAAACTTTCTATAAATGGTATTTTAAAAGGTGGATATATTATCCCTGAACCTGAACCGCCGGAGATGGTTCAAGTAAAGTTGCAGAAAAAGACTGTGATAGAGACGATTAAGTTTTATTTAGAAAAGTGATAGAAATGGATGCGTTAATATGAAATATAATAAAGTCATTGGAAGCTTTAATATTAAGCTTGATACAAAGCGAATGGATGAAAATTTGAGAAATGCTCAGAATGTTCTTGACGAGCAGGTTGTAAATGACATGAGAAAATACACACCTATGCAGCAGGGCGATTTGAGAAACAAGACGCAGATAAAAGAACCCGGATTAATTACAGTAGATACACCCTATGCGCATTATCAGTATGTAGGCGAACTTTATTTAACTGAGGACGGTAGATCATGGGCAAACCGTGGAGAAAAGAAATATCCGACAGGAACAGAATTAAAATATCACACACCGGGAACTGGTAAGCGATGGTTTGAAACTGCAAAAGAAAATCACGGTAAGCAGTGGATAGATCTTGTTAAAAGAGAGGTTGGGAAAGGATAATGCTTAAACCGGATTACTTTTACGGAAAAACTGATAAACTGGTTGAGATGTATCAGGATCTTGAAAATTGGATTATATCAGACATTGCAACACGATTGATAAAATCCGGTGAATTGTCAGGAACTTCCGACCGAGAATTGTGGAAACTCCAACAGATGGGACTGCATAACACAGAGATTGTAAAAAGAATATCTGAAATGTCTGGAAAATCAAGAAATGAGGTTCGCAGATTATTAAGGGATAGTGTTATGACATCATTCTCAGATGATAAGGAAGTCTTGACGCAGATATCAGCATCAGATATTATATCTCCTCTAAAAAATAATATGGCAATTCTGGCAATGAATGCAGAATTAATAAAGACATCCGGTGAACTTGATAATTTGACAAAAACAACCATTAACCAGACACAGAAAGACTTGCTCAACATGCTGAATGAGGTTGATTATAGAGTTGCATCTGGAATGCAGTCTTACAGCAGTGCAGTCTGCGAAGTTCTGGATAGATATGCAGAATCTGGTGTTATGGTAGAATACCCTTCTGGAACGAAGCGTTCTCTTGAAGCGGCAGTGAGGTGTTGCGTTGTCACATCTATGAATCAGACTGCGGCACAAGTGACGAACATTTATATTGCGCAAAATAAAATAGAGTATGTTCTAGTATCAGCGCATCCGGGTGCCAGATATGATAAAAAGAATCCAACAGGGATTCCATCTCACGATCACTGGCAAGGCAAGGCATATAAAATAATCGGGAGCGAACCAGGATTTCCGAATCTTCTTGAAAGCACAGGTTATACCATAGACCCTAAAACCGGAACGGGAACTGTTGTAAATCTCTTAGGACTTCACGGATACAATTGCAGACATTCACATGGTCCGTGGCGAAAAGGCATGGTAAATAAGTACATTGATGAAAACGGAAATGTGAATATAAATGCAGATGAAAGTCAGAATCTTTATGATTTGCAGCAGAAGCAGAGATTCCTTGAAAGAGAAATTCGCAAAACAAAGCGTGAAATTATGACCAAGAAACAGGAACTTGATATGATTGCCGAAACAGATGTAAAAGAGATCTTGCAACCTCAATATGATAAACTTGCATATAAACTGCGAATGCAGAATAAAAGGCTTCAATCATTCTGTAAGAATAATGACCTTCAATTGCAAGGCGATAGAACGAAGGTGTCTGGATTTAATAAAAAACAGTCTGCGATTGCAAATGGACGAGCAACGGCTTATAAAAATAAAATCGAAAAAAATGGTACAACGAAAATGGAATAATATGTTATTATAATAATGTGTTAACCATACATACTTGGTTATCCACCTTTCTTTAATTGATGTAGTGGAACTCAAGCGAGACAACAACTCACCGTCATAGCCGGAAACTCCCCAAATGAGGTAAAGCAAATGAAAAACATTGTTACGTGCTTTACCAAAGAAGAAAAAGAGCATATAAAAGAATTGTGTGATTTCACACCGACAGAAGAAACGCTCTTTGATTTACGGAAGAAAGAAAAGTCGCTAGAAGAATGTGCAGAAATTATGCATGTTTCGACTAAGACAGCCGGACGTATTAACGTCAAAATGCAACATAAAATTCTTAAGGTAACTGGACAACATTTCACATAATTTTCTCCTCATTAAAGGCATCCGTTAAGGGTGTCTTTTTTGTGTCCTTTTAATGGGGTTTTGCTGGGGTGGTTCAATTGTGTTGTTCATAATAAAATGAAAATAGAAAGAGAGGTTTATTATGTACGAGTATCAGAGATATAACCAGTATTCTTATCCTCAATATCAACAGCCACAACAGATTCAACAGCAATTCCCACAACAGATCATGCCGCAACAAGCTGGACTTTGCGGAAGAATGGTTAATTCTGTTGAGGAAGTCACAGCGAATGACGTTCCCATGAATGCACCATTTGCCATTTTCCCGAAAGCAGATGGATCAGAAGTTTATATAAAATCGTGGAGTGCTAATGGTCTTATTCAGACAGTGACATATAAACCGCAGTTAGACGGAAAGCAGAACGAATTACCGAAAGAAGACACGGCAACATTGTTTGCCCCGATAATGGAGCGATTAGACCAGATAGAAGCTAAAATAACTCAGTCCCAAAGGACTACCAGAGCAAAGAAAGAGAGCGATTCTGAATGAATTTAATGCAGATGATCCAGTGCGGTGGAAACCCTAAGATGATATTAAGTCAAATGATGAGCAACTCTCAATTTTCAAATAATCCGATCATGAAAAATACATTCGACATGATGAACCGTGGAGACAGTAAAGGGCTGGAACAGCTTGCCAGAAATTTGTGCAAAGAAAAAGGTCTAAACCCGGAAGAAATCATGAGCCAGTTTAAACATTGATACTATTCTTGCAAGATTATGTATAAATAAATTTTATTAGGAGGAACACATATGTTTAATTCATCTCCAAGTTTAGCGGACATTGCCGCCGTTACTGGTGGAAACCGTAATGATGGTGCATGGGGCGATGGTGGTTGGTGGGTTCTCATTATCCTTTTTGCCTTATTCGGTGGATGGGGCGGTTATGGATTCGGTGGTAATGGTGGTGGCGGTTATACCGCAACTGCGGCTACACAGGCTGATATCCAGAGAGGATTTGACAATTCAGCAGTCATAAGTAAGCTTGATGGCATTACAAATGGTCTTTGTGATGGCTTTTATGCAGTAAACAACGGAATGCTGACAGGATTTAACACCATTCAGCAGGCAATTAATGCGGACACAGTAGCAGGAATGCAGAATGCAAATGCTATTCAGTCTCAGCTTGCAAATTGTTGCTGCGAAACTCGTGAAGCTATCCAGGGTGTAAACTTCAACATGGCGCAGAACACTTGCGCATTACAGAACACCATGAACAACAACACGAGAGATATTATTGACAGCCAGAATGCCGGAACAAGAGCGATACTTGACTACTTATGCCAGGATAAGATCGCAACGTTGCAGGCAGAAAATAATGATTTGAGACTTGCAGCATCACAGGATAGACAGAACGCACTTCTGACTACCGCTATGACAGCACAGACAAATCATATTATCAGTGCTGTTAATCCATCGCCAATCCCAGCATACCAGGTGCCAAACCCGAACACATACATTCCGTATGGATGTGGTTGCAATACTGGATGCGGATGTTAGACAACTGAATAATTAAAGTATCTTAATCGACAAGATTATGTCTGCATAGCAGTATTACTTAAACACAAAGGGCAGACTTTAATGTTTGCCCTTATATTTTTGAAAGAGAGGAAAATATTATGTCAGAATTTACAGCCAATGCTTTACAGACTGTCCTGCAAGGAGAAGATGTCGCATTTACTGAGACACCGGTTTGCGGAACAAAATGTATCGTTCACAGACAGGGAAGCGGAGTAGTTAAATTAAGAGGAATCACAAACCAGTGCAAAGCCAGATTTCTTGTATCTTATAGCGGAAATATCCAGATCCCAACCGGTGGAACAGTGGAAGCTATTTCTCTTGCAATCGCAATTGACGGAGAACCTTTACAGTCTACAAGAATGATCGTGACACCTGCGGCAGTAGAAAACCTATTCAATGTATCAGCACAGGCTTATGTGGATGTTCCTTGTGGATGCTGCAGCACAATAGCGGTTCAGAATACATCTGGACAGACTATCGAGGTGCAGAATAGTAATTTGATTGTAGTAAGGGAGGCCTAGTATATGCATATTGAAAGAATTCATAAAATGCTTGAATGCCTTGCTGAAAAATCCTTGTGTGAGATTGAAAAAGGGATTGAGAATGTCAATACAGAAGAAATGGGAGAAGTGATCGACATGATAAAGGATCTGTCAGAAGCAGAGTATTATGCCACAATTACTAAGGCAATGAACGAAGCGGACGAAGTAGATATCATGGAGAAGCTTTTAGAGTATGGGGATGACCGAAGATATTATGATCGGTATCGTTATGCTAATGGAAGATTCGCACCTAAGGGCAGAGGAAAACGAAGAGGATATGATGAACCACCATATTATCACATGTACCCGGATGATTACGAAGATACAGAGCACATGAGAGATATGGATAAAAAAGATCTGAAAAGGATGTATACAGATACCGGAATGATGGGAGACAAATCATATCCGAGGGATTCCAGAGAGGGAAAAGCCGGTATTTCCAGACGTACTTATATGGAGACCAGAGAAAACCATCATGGAAATTCAGAGGAAGATAAAAAAGAGCGTGCAAAAGCAAGAAAAGATTACTTGCGAGATATGCAGATGGATATTACTGAAATGACATCAGATGCAGCCCCGGAAGAAAAGCAGATGTGGAGAAATGAATTACAGATGATGTTACAGAAAATCTAAGAGGTGAGCGCAGTGTTTAAAATCAATGATGTTGAATGGAATATTTTATATGTAAATCCTAATAGTGAATGCTTGATGCGTTCAGATGGAACAATTACACTTGGTGTTACAGATTGGAGCAAACGAACGGTTTATTTGTCAAATGCATTAAGCGGAAGTCTTTTAGAGCGAGTTCTATCTCATGAGTTGGTACACTGCGCTTCATTTTCATATGACTGCCAAATTCCAATAGATGTAGAAGAAATCGTAGCTGATTTTCTGTCTCTTTATGGAAAAGAAGTCGTTGGCATAGCAGATGATATTTTGAATGGGGTAATTGAAAATGGATGTTATAAAGCAGTATGAGGAATATATAGGGCTTAAAAAAGAATACATTAAAAATCCTACATTGGAAAACAAAAATGCAATGATAGCCAAATTAGAAGAGTACGGAAAGTATATATACGACCAGTGCAACAGATTAAGAAAGGATTGCATTGTGGAAGAAGAAAAAGAAGTACTTAGAAGGTATTTCGGTGGGAAATAGCAAAGAGGGGTGGAGCAATCTGCCCTTTTTAAAATGGTACAAAAAGTTGTTTAAAATAGGTTAAAATATATATTGAAAAGAATATTAAAAGTACCGGACAGAAAAATGGATTCTGTTCGCTAACCTAGAATAGTTATAGGATGATGCATGGCACGTCCTATTTTGGGCGTGCTTTTTTTATTTTTGAGAATTAATTCAGTGGAAGAAGACACGGCTTATATCCGGGTTGTCGAGGGTTCGATTCCTTCATTCCCAATTGCCAGCTATGGAGTAAATAGCAACTCAATCGTGCCGGACTGACCGGAGTAACAACTTGGAAAGAAAGAGGTAGAAACATGGTAAACGTAGCAAACGAATTAAAGAAACTCGGAATTGAAGTTTCAGACGAACAGAAAGAGTCTCTTAAAAAGAGTATGGGTGAAGAGCTGTATTCCAAGAAAGAAATGGAAGACAAGGTTAATAAGGCTTCATCAGAATCTGAACAGTGGAAAACCCGTGCAGAATCAGCAGAGAAAATGCTTGAAGGGTTGGATGGAAAAAGCCCGGAAGACATTTTAAAAGAGCGTGATGACTGGAAGAGACAGGCAGAGGATTCCAAAAAAGATTATGAAGCCAAAATCGCAGAGCATGAGAAGGATGAACTTTTGAAAGAAGCATTTGCGGAAATCGAGTTTACTTCTGAATCTGCAAAGAAAGCCATTATGAAAGACATTTCCGAAAGCGTAAGCGTGAGAAACGGAAAACTGATAGGGTTCAGTGATCTTATTGAGGAAGCTAAAAAGACAGATGCAAATGCATTTGTAAATAAGCAGAATCCGCCGGCGCATTTTACAAAACCGAATGAAAATGATCCCGGTGGTGATAAGCATGCAACAAGAGAGAGCATTTTATCTATCAAAGATAGATCAGAACGTCAGAAAGCAATTGCCGAAAACATTTCTTTATTCCAACAGTAAAGGAGTTTTATATGAACAAAAACAGATTAACGATGAACACAAATTTGCAGTTCTTTGCAGCAAACGCAGGACTGATTACAACAGGAGACATTGATGTAAAGGCAAGGGAAATTGATTTTGTTACATCTTTTGAAAGAAACTGGGAAGCTTTAAGAGAGGTTCTTGGAATTTCAAGAGCAATTAGAAAAACGCCTGGAACTGTTCTTAAAAGCAAATATGCAGAGGGAACGTTAGAGAGCGGAACTGTAGCAGAAGGTGATGTGATCCCAAGAACACATTACGATGTAAAAGAGAAACCTTATTCAGAGATTACTCTTGAAAAATATGCAAAAGAAGTTTCTGTCGAAGCAATCAAGGATCATGGATATGAAGCAGCTTGTGGAATGACAGACGAAGAGTTCAAGACAGACCTGCAGGATGATATTACAACAAAATTCTACAACTATCTGAAAACTGGTACACTTACAAACACTACAAAAACATTCCAGATGGCTGTAGCTAAAGCTATTGGATCTGTCAAGAATAAGTTCAAGTCAATGCACAAAACTGCTACAGGAGTTGCAGTGTTTGTAAATATGATGGATTTATATGATTATCTTGGAAATTCAAAAATTACTTTGCAGACAGCCTTCGGACTTACCTATATCAAAAAATTTCTTGGAGCAGACATTATGATCCTTTGCTCTGACAACGAAATCCCAGCCGGAAAAGTTCTGGCAACAGCTGTAAACAACATTGTTGCTTACTATGTAGATCCATCTGACGGAGATTTTGAGAAAGCCGGTCTTTCTTACACTGTCAGCGGAGAAACAAATCTTATCGGATTCAAGGTAAAAGGCGATTACGATCGTGCAACCAGCGTAACTTATGCACTGTTAGGATTTGTACTTTTTGCAGAGTACATTGATGCAGTAGCTAACGTTTCGATCACACCGGGGGAATAGTTCCCACTACACAGGCGGTAAATGCTAGTGGGGAACTCACGGAAGAATACTTAAACTCTCTTACAGTTGCAGAAATTAAGGCACTGGCAGAGAGTAAAGGGTATTCAATGACCGCAACAAAGAAAGCTGATATTATCAGTGAAATCTTATCACAGCAATAAGGAGTGTGGAGCAATGTCATATGTAGATTTTGAATATTACCAAACGAAATATGGTGGGAGTTTGTTTGAAAGCGAAAAAGACTTTGCTCCATATGAAAGAAAAGCAGAAAGAAGAATCAATGCGATCACATCAAACAGGATTGTGTTTTATCCTAAGCCAGAATCGGAAGATGCATGGTGGGATAATATCAAAGATTGCACCTGCGAAATAGCCGAATTGCTAAAGAATGTATCTGAGTACTCCGCGGCAGTTAATAACTTTGGTGTTATTGCAAATGCGGACGGAACTGTAAAAGGGAAAATGATTAAGAGCATGACTTCTGGAAGTGAATCAGTATCTTATGATGCCGGAGCATCTTCTTCGACATTGGTAGAGATTGCAAAATCAGAAATGGAACTTAATAGAAAGTGCTATGATATTGCATCAAATTACCTAACCGGAATGGTTGATACAAGGCATGAAAACCTTTTGTACATGGGAGTTTAGCTTATGGGAATCGGATATAAAGATGCCGTGGTTTTATATAACAGGCATTACAACGACACTTTAGAAACTGAATATTATTTCGGTACTTTATTTGAAAACGTAAGAATCGAGCTTACACAGGCAGAGAACATAAGCAAATCCGGAATGAAAGATGCAGATAGTTTTCTTGTAAAAATCCCGAACAATGGCACATTGAATTATGCTAATACGCCAGACTGGGAAAACATGAGCGAAGAAGAAAAGCTAAAGCATTTCACTTTAAGAAGTAATGATTTTGACTTCGTAGTGATTGCAAAAAAAGATGAACTTCTCATTGATAGGGAATTGCCGGTTGGATTAATTAATTCAGACGATTATCCGGGTAAATTCTTCCAGTACATGGTAAATGAAAAAGGGAATTGCTACAAAGTAAATACTATCAGTGTTTACAGCCTTATACCAAGGTTTGAGATTGGAGGTAAATGATTTGAATGAAAAGCCAAAAATAATGATTGTATCAGATGCAGAAACGGCGCAAAGAGCTATTCTTGATATGATAAATAGTTATCCGGATTTCCCGCCCGGTTTCAAACCATCAAATTCAACAATCTTATGGAACAGCATAAAAGATACTCAGTCTATTGGAGTTTTTCCGGCGCAGGATCCTGTTTATTTGAAAAAATATGTCAGCGGTTCTTATGTCGGACAAATGACGTTCCAGATCGTATACAAAAGCAATCCAACAACAAACAAGGATAATATTGCAGCAAGCAATCTGCTTGAAAATATTGCAAAGTTCCTTGAAAGTGGAGAATTTACATTAAAAGATAAAAATTTTGTTGCAGAACAAATCAACCGCACATCAGATGTATTTTGTGGTTCAGCAGATGGGAAAACAACAGAATTAGCAATTAATATGCAGCTTAAATATTTTTATAAAAAATAGGAGGAATACTCATGGCAAAAGACAGAACTAACATGATCTCACTTTTGGATATTGGAAGCCTTATGGGTGGAAAAAGTGAAAAACTTGCTGAAATGGGTGACGGTTTCACAGAGCTTACAGAAGACTGGGGACCTAACACAGAAAGCACACAGTACGTAAACATGAAAAATGCAAGCAACTCTGTAAAAGGGTATGCATTTTCAATGTCCCCGGAAAGAGAACATTTGTCAGATGAAATGCAGACAGTGTTTAATGACATTTTCAAAAAGCTTCCAACAGGAGATCAGTGTGAGACATATTATTATCGCTACTATAAAACTGATATTACAAGCGGATCAGGAGATTGTATCCGTGTCCCAGTAACTGTATGTGCATCAAGCACTGGTGGATCAGGTGGCGATATTTTAAAGTCTACAATCCAGATTAATGGAAATGGAGATGTAGAACAGGGAACAATCACTATTGCTGGTGATGGATCGTTTTCATGGGCGCCTAAAGTAAGTGCTTTGGCTTTGGATGAAGATTACCCAATTGCATAGGTGTTAATTAAAAATTAGCATATGTGGGATGCCTGCATTTCCTTGGTGTCCCACATTAGGAAAGGATGTTAAAAATGGAAGAAATTAAATTAAGCAGTGGTATAAAAAAAATTGCAATAAAAGACGAAGACGGAGATCTTATTACAGTTATAACAGTAGATACAGCGAATGCAGACACAGCTAAGAAGTTTGCAGGTGTAATTGATAAATTAAATAATATATCTCGGAACTGTGAAAAAGAAGCAGCCGAATGGAGAAATAACCACAAAGACGATATGAATGTGGATGATATGAATGTGGATGCAGCATTAGAACTTAACAGCATTCGTGTGAAATATCTTAAGCAGATTACGGAAAGTATAGATGGGTTGTTTGGCGAAGATGCCATGAAACAGATTTACGGAGATATTGTCCCGGATGAACTTGCAATTGTGGAGTTTGTAGAGCAGGTTATCCCTGTTATGAATAAACTTTTCAATAAACGATTTGAACAGGTACAGAGCAAATACAATGTCAGAAGACGTGGGGCAAAATAATGAACAATGTCATGCTGGACAATTTGCCTACTGAATGGAACGGATACAAAGTAAATACCGATTTCCGCATAGGTATGCAGATTTATATTTTGCAATATGACAAAGAAATGAATGAGTACGAGAAAACAAATGCTATTCTTTATCTTATGTTCTCTGATGAATACGGAGAACTTAGAGACCATCCACAGTACCATGAGTTAAATGAATGTATTTCCTGGTATTTAAACGGATGGTATCACGACAATGCCGGTAGCAGCAAAAATACAAATCGTTTTATTGACTATGATGTAGATCAATGGAGAATATACGCAGATTTCTTGCAGATATACGGAATAGATTTGTCCGTGGCAGATATGCACTGGTGGAAATTTAATGGCTTGATCTGGAATATGCCAAGAAGATTATCTTCTCTCATGGAAGTAATTGAGATTCGACAGAAGAAGATTGAAAAAAACATGAGTTCCAAGGAAAAAGATGTAATCAGAAACGCCCAAAATGTGTATGCTCTGGAACAACCAGAAAAAGAGTACACCAGCGAAGAAAAAGAAAAGATAGACGATTATGATCGCATGATGGAAGAAATAAGAAAGCAGAAAGAAACAGAACAGGAAGCATTGAAACAGTTTAAGAAATGAGGGTTTTAGCATGGCTGAATATGATGGCGAAATCAGAATAAAAACGTTGATTGAAAATGGAGAAGCATCAAGTAAGCTCATGCAGATGGAATCACAGTTTCAGAAGCTTGCACGTGAAGCTAACAATGTATCTGAAAAAATGAGAGAGCTTGCAAAAGCAAAAATACCAACCGAAGAATATAAGAACTTAGGAAAACAGTTTGATAGTTTAGTATCAAAAGGTCAGAACCTTTCAGAAAAACTGAAAGAAACAGAAAAATATACGCCATCAAAGCAGTATAAAGAAGCAACAAAGCAATTGGAAGAATTGCGATCCAAGTTGTCGCAATTGCAAAACAGGCAGGAAAAATTCCTTGCTACCGGAGGAAACAAAAAGAGCCGGACATACAAAGCAATGCAATATGATGTAGAAGATTTATCTAAATCGATTGCGTACGTTCGCGGCGAAATAAAAAGCATGGAGCAAACAGGAGAGGATAAAGCGCTTTCCTCAAAATGGGTAGACCTCAAGAACAAAATGGCAGAAACGGGAAAAGAAGCCGCAAACGTTAAGGCGCAGATGAGGGAACTCGAAAGCTCCGGAAAAGCATATTCCGATCCTACAAAAACAGAAGAATACAAAAAGCTTTCCAACAAGCTTGCAGGCATCACAGATCAGCAAAACGTATTAAATCAGAAGATGAGAGAAACAGTTGTCAATGAGAAATCGATTGGTGCTGGTGCGAAAGACATTGAAAAAGTAGGAAAATCAGCAAAAAAATCCTCTGGCTTAATATCTGACATGGCGAAACGAATAAAGCAGACCGTAGTTAGTTTTGCAATATTCGGTGCGGTTATGAAAGTATCTCAGACCATATCCAAGGCATTTACAGAAGGTATACAGAACATGGCGAAGTATTCTTCTGAATTTAACGGAAAAATGTCTGAAATGGCAAGTGCTACGGCTACATTGAAAAATTCTATCGGAGCATTGACAGCGCCTATCATATCTGCATTGACACCAGCAATCGTAACTTTATGCACATGGCTTACAAATGCCATTAATGCCATGAATAGATTTATTGCGGCTATAAGCGGAAAAAGCACTTGGACAAAGGCAAAGAAGCAGCAGGTAGACTATGCGGCATCTCTTGATAAAACAGCTGGATCTGCCAAAAAAGCAGCTGGAGCATTGGCGGCTTTTGATGACTTGAATGTATTGCAGAAAAATGATTCTGGAAGCGGTAGTGGTGGATCTGGTAGTGGAGGATCTGATTTATATGAAGAAGTTCCTACTTCCAGTGATTTGACAAAAAAGTTACAGCCTTTTCTTGATTTTCTTAAGAAAACAAAAGCATCTATTGAAAAAGGTTGGAGCGATACATGGAAGAAATTGGATATTTCATCTCAACTTGTCAACATCAAGGCAAGTGCAGAAAGCATAAAAAATACATTGGCTGATATTTTTACCGATCCATTTGTACTTGCATCAGTCGATAATTTTGTGCAGACCGTAGCATATTCTCTTGGAAGCATGGCGGCATCCGTGACCAGCATCGGAGCAACGATCGCAGAAAACTTTGTTGGTGGAATGGCGATTTTTCTTGAAAATAATTCCTGGGATATCAAAGGATATATTCAAAAAATGTTTGATGTGTCGGCAGACATAGCAGCACTTGCAGCAGATGGATTAGAAGCATTTGCAAATGTGTTTTCAGTATTTGGGGATGAAAATGGACAGCAGATCACAGCTAACCTGATTCAGATTTTTGCGGATGCGTTCATGATGGTTACAGAGAATGCAGCAAAATTTGCAAGAGATGTCATTGACTGTATCGTGACACCTTTTGTAGAGAATCAGGATGCTTTAAAAGATGCGTTAGATGGACTTCTTGGTGTGATTTCGGATTTAACAACGACTATATCAGACGGTGTACAGCATGTGACCGATAAAATCACAGAATTGTACGATGAACACATTCATCCGTTTATCGAAAATGTAAAAAATGGAATGTCAGAATTAATAGAAAAATTTCTTGAATTTTGGAACACTTATGTGCAGCCTATTTTACAGAATCTGGCGTTAATGTTTGAGGATACCTATGAAAATCATTTAAAGCCTGTGTTTGATAATATTTTCGAAATAATGGGAATCGTGATAGACATACTGAACGATTTATGGACAAATATTTTACAGCCGATTATTGCATGGATTATTGAAAATGTGCTTCCGGTAATTCTGCCGATTATTAAAACCCTGAGCCAGAATATAAAAGACAGCGTCGATTTTATTTTAGATCTGATCAATTTTTTGCTGGCAGGGGTAAAACTTGTATTCGCCGCAATTCATGCATTACTTACGAAAGACACAGACAAAGCATTACGCCAGACAGAAAAATCGGTAAAAGATTTTGTGAACAGTGTTATCCAGATGTTTGAAAATATGGTAAACCGTGTTATTAATGGTATCAATTCATTAATTTCTGGCTTTAACAGCATTGGATTTGATTTACCTGATTTTTTGGGTGGCGGATCATGGCATCCAAGTATTCCGACAATTCCTACTGTAAATCTGCCTCGTCTTGCCAACGGTGGCGTAACAACCGGAAGGACACTTGCAGAAATCGGAGAAGCCGGAAGAGAAGCTATCCTGCCACTTGAAAATAACACCGGCTGGATGGACGACCTTGCATCGAAGCTTGCAAGCAAAATGCCGGACTACAGCGGTGCAAAGACAGTAGTACTGGCGGTGGATGGTAAAGAGTTCGCAAGAATCAATCTACCGTATTTACAGGATGAAGAAATAAGACTTGGGATAGCGGAGGGATAAGATGTTACATAAGTATACACAAGGACTTATCATTGATGGAATTACATATAATATCCCGATGGTGTCTATCCAGAGGACACTGGACTTTCTGGAAAAGTATGCAGAGAGGACAGAGGACGGCGATATTAAAATCGAGAGCATCGGACTTTATAAGAATTATACAATTTCCATCGGGACAATCTATGATGTAGAAATGTATGATAATCTGATAGATCATATTACGGACTGTGAGAATAGATTTCACCATGTATCTCTGCCGGATGCAAGTAAACAGTTTGATTTTTACGGATATTTTTCATCCATTAAAGATGAAGCGGAAAAGGTTTTTGACAATGGAGCTCAGTATAAAGGTTTATCTTGGAAAATGACAAGTAAGAAACCATTTAAAACACCGTAAAGGGGGCATTTATGAGCAGAACATATTGCAGAGCAGAAATGAAATTTATAGATGTTACCGCCTTATCAGATGCCACGGTCACAACGGATGATAATCAAAGTATTGGCTCAATTGGATTATTTCAAAATCAGACAGATCAGAATGACTACGGAACGTTTGAATTGAATCAGTTTGTGCTTGATGGAAGTAAAGACATTCTTTCAGATAATCCGGCGGACATTGCATTTTGGAATGATACATTATCGAAAGAAGATTGTACTTTTGAAACGAACCCCAAGATCACAATCACGTTCCAAGAGCAGCACACGTCCTCAGCGATCACACTTTATTTTGAAGATGAATTTCCGGCAGAATTAAAAATCACATGGTATACGTCTGCCGGTACAAAATTAGTCACAGAGACATTTTACCCGGATAGTCTGATTTATGTCTGCAATCAGCAGATACAGAATTATGGCAAAGTTGAAATTGAATTTGTAAAGACAACTTTTCCACAGAGATATATTAAGCTTCAGTATATTTTATATGGAAAATATATCGTATTGGATAAGGATATGATCCAGACAGCCAAGGTGCAGGAGGACATTGATGTGACATCTGCATCCTTGTCTATCAACGAAGCGGATATTTCAATTGTTGATATGAATAATGATTTTGATGCAGAAAACGAAAACGGAGCATGGAATAGTGTGCAGAAAACACAGGAAGTCACTTTGTCAGAGTTTAATAACGGAAACATGATTCCTATGGGAGCATTCTTCGTCGACGATTTTTCTTTTTCAAAGAATATTGCAAAATTTAAGCTAGTTGATGTAGTTGGGTTATTAGATAAGTATACATTTTATGAAGGACAGGTATATAACAATGTCCGTGCAGGAGTGATACTGAATGCAATATTTGCAACAGCAGGAATAAAAAAATATGTAATTGATGAAGAAGTAGGTAACACACTTTTAAGTGGCTATTTAGCCATCCAGACGTGCCGTAAGGCATTGCAACAGGTATGCTTTGCGTGTGGTGCGGTTGCGGATGACAGCCGGAGCGATACCATCAAGGTTTATAAGCCAGACAGATATGTGAAATCCACTGTCGGGACGGATCGTAAATTTAATGGAAATACGAAAGTATCTCTTGAAAAATATATCTCTGGTGTGAATATTGAGATGAAAAACTATGCATTGGAAGAAAAAACCTCAGACATTTATAAGAAAACATTGCCGGCCGGAGATACCAAGATTACATTTTCAAGTCCATATCTTCCATCGTCCATCACGGCAAGTGTCGGCACGCTGAAAGAAGTAAAAACAAATTATCTCATCATTAACATGCCGGATGCCGGACAGTGCCAGATCACAGGTATTAAATATGCAAATACCACTTTTTCTTATGAGAAACGTGTGGATAAAATCGAAGCTGGAGAGACAGAAAATATAAAGAAGTACAGTGGATGCACCATTTATAATGCTGATATATTACCCGATATCGCCGATTATCTTTTAGGTTATCATGCCTTGAGAAAAAAGGTTGGAATGAAGTACCTGGTTGACTTAGAGCAGGTAGGAAATTGGACAAATATAAATACGATTGGTGGAAAGACATCGACAACATTGATTGAGAGCCAGACGCTTGATTTGACAGGTGGATTTATCGCAACTGCAACATGCAGGGGATACTCAATTGTCGTTACCGAGGATGTGTTTGCAGGAACTGAATTATATACGGGAGGAGATGTACTGATCTGATGAATTACAATCCAATTAATCCTTATTATGACGAGCTTAGAAAAGAAAATCTGAAGCTCACAAAGGAAAACAAAGCTTTAAAAGAAGAAAATGAGCGTCTGAAAAGTGAGGTGGTTGCTTATGCTAGTGTGGATGCAGACAGTGACGGACCGGTCACAGAGTGATGTGGATCGCATGTTGGAGTTGTTACAGAAAGGATGGGATAACTTCAATGTAGACGAAAAAACAGAATGGCTTGCCGGGATGAAAGGCGCACTGAATCGATCAGATATGCAGAGAATCCAGAATAACACAAAGTTATTATCAGATGTTCTGGAACTTAATCTTACGGTTGCAGACGTTCCAGAACATCCAAATGAGACATTTTTAATATCAGTCATAAATAACACGGAGATTATCAGAAATGCGTACATGATTCATGGAGACACGCCTAAGACACCGAGTATGCCAGTCAATACATACCAGAAGATGAATGATATTGAGAAAATATTGGATGATGTGTATGGCATTTTACTTAACAACTTCAATTATTACTGTGGATCAGAGATATATGCCGGAGATGATACCGGACTATTATTATAGGAAGAGAGGACATATTATGGGATTTACAAAGAAAACATGGAAAAATCGAATTGCAGAGTATATTAACCGCCGACAGCTTACGATGGAAGATGGAAGCACAAGTCTTGTGACAGTTGCAAGGGATGAGGGCACAATATCGCAGGAAGGAGATGCTTTTAATGCTGCAAACATGAATGATCTGGAAGATAGAATTGCGGCTGGGTTCGAGGAGATAAACCAGAGTTTAACTCAGTTAGGAAATTGTGATTTAATCCAGTTAAAAGATCTGGGTACATCAACAACAGAAACCACATTAAATGATAAACTGAGTAATTATGAATATATAATTATTTTCGCATATAATGACTATAATATATATGATTTCTCGATTATACCGTATAAATTTTTAATAAATTTTCCACTGTCAATCGTTAATGTTAAAGATAATTCAATAAAGATATTATCTGATATAAAAGTTGGATTTATAAAAGGAAGCACCTTAAGCTCTAAAATTTTTGGCTATAAAAAGTTAAAATAAAATTTAAATTATTAAATTGTCCACACACCAAATATATAAACATATCCATTAGTTGTGTACTTGGTTGCATTTTTATTTAGAAAATCAACGCCGATTTGATTTTTAACAGTATCAATGACAATTATAAGTGTTTTATCAGAAGGTCTAAAATCTTCTGGAATAGTGACTTCGCCATTTAAAGTCCAGTTACCCTGAGAAGTCATTGTAACAGTATTTCCACTACGTTTAAATAAAATATCATTAATAACGATAGATTTAGTAGTTAAACTCTGGTTATGCGAAGTAAAATGGAACAAAAAAATTATTCTGAAATATTATAATTGAATTATACAAAAGAAAGGAAGATGATCCAATGGAGATGTTAAAAGAAACGTACACGATTGCTTTGCCTATCGTTCTGACAGCATTAATGGGATACATAGTGTGGCTTTTGAAAAATCAGAAGTCAGACAGAGATGCGAATAGCAGAGGAACGATGCTTTTGCTTCGAGTACAACTGATCGAGTACCATGATAAATACATGGCGCTCAAAGAAATTCCATCCTATGCCTACCAGAATTTTATGGAAATGTACAATGCCTATCATGCGTTGGGCGGAAATGGAATGGTCACAAAGATGAAACACGAAATTGAAGAGCTTCATTTGAAGCAGAAAGAGAGGATTTAAACATGACAGATTTAGGATTTTTGACAGAATTTATGGTGCCGGTGATCGTAGGCATTTGCCTTTGTGTAGGATATGTCGTGAAGAAGTGGATTAAGGATGTTGACAACAAGTATATCCCTACCATTTGTGCGGTATTAGGTGTGCTTTTAGCCATTTGGATCAACGGATGGACAATCACAGCATCTATCTTATTAAGTGGCTTATTCAGCGGTTTAGCAAGCACAGGACTGCATCAGATGTTCAAACAGTATATTGAAAAGAAGGAGAAATAAAATAATGGTTATTAACGTACATGCAGGACACAACCCGGACGGAAAAGTAGCGTGCGGAGCTATCGGAATCATCCAGGAATCAACAGAAGCGAGAAATGTAAAGAATGAGGTTATCAGACAGTTAAAAGGTCTCGGGCACACCGTGTATGACTGTACGGTTGACAATGGCACAAGTGCAAATAACGTGCTTTGTAACATCGTAGGAAAATGCAATGCTCATGTGGCTGATCTTGATGTATCTATCCACTTTAATGCAGGTGCTAAAGATATGAACGGAAACGAAAAGACAACCGGAACAGAGGTTTATATTTACAGCGATAACAGCAAATCAAAAAACTATGCGCAGAGCGTAGCTATGGAGATCGCAAAGCTTGGATTTAAAAATCGTGGTGTAAAAACGAATAAGAAACTGTATGTGCTCCGGAAAACAAAAGCACCGGCAATGCTGATTGAATGTTGCTTTGTGGATGATAAGGACGATGTAGCATTGTATGATTATAAGAGCATGGCAAGTGCGATTGTTTACGGAATTACAGGACAGCAGTACATTGAACCATCCAATAACACATCTGATGACGATGCTGCAACTTCTGGATCAGAGACAAGCGTAGGTGATAAAGATTCTATTTATCGTGTACAGGTCGGAGCGTATCGCAACAAAGCAAATGCTATTTCCTTGCAGGAAAAATTGAAAGCAGCAGGATTTGACGCTGCTATTGTAAAAGCGTAAAATAAAGGGCGGTTAGAATTTCTAATCGCCCTTTTTAATAGACGTGTACTAATTAGTGTTAACCTCT